AGATAGAATATGTATCTCCATTAGCCAAAGCTCAAAAGACACAAGAGTTATCATCTGTTATGAGAGGAATAGAAATATTTGGCTCAATGCAAAATATTGCACCAGTATTTGATTACATAGATATAGATGGTTTAGTCGATCACATTAAAAATGTTTTAGGTTTACCAGCTAAAATTATGAGATCAAAAGCAGAGGTTCAACAAATCCAACAACAAAAACAACAAGCCGAAATGCAGATGCAACAATTACAACAAGCGCAAGCAGTTGCAGAGAGTGCTGGTAAAATAGCACCAGCTTTAAAGGCGGTTGAGTAATGGATCAAAAAGAACTTAAACAATTAGGAATAGATTATAAAACAGTTTTTAAATCGGAGGCTGGAGAACGAGTGCTTTCTGATTTGGAAAAAAGATGTAGCTTTCACGCAACTACTCACGTTAAAGGAGACAGCCACGAAAGCGCATTTTTAGAAGGTTCAAGAGCAGTAGTCTTGTTCATTAAAAATATGCTTAACAAAAAAGGAGAATAAAAATGTCAAGCGAAAATCAAGAGGTAGTAACACCAGAAGTTCAAACTGAAAATTCTGTGTTATCTGGAGATCCTAAAACAGAAACTCCAACAAGTACAGATTGGAAAGCAAATCTTTCCGATGAAATAAAAGCAGATAAATCTTTAGAAAATATTAAAGATATTGAAAGCCTAGCAAAAAGTTATGTTCACGCACAAAAGCTAGTAGGTGCAGATAAAATTCCTGTACCTAATAAATTTGCAACAGAAAAAGATTGGGATGCAGTTTATGAAAAACTAGGTAGACCAAAGGATGCAACTGGATATAAATATGAGTTAGGAGAAAATACTAAAATTAATGAAGAGGCTTTAAAAACTTTTTCAGACCAAGCGCATAAGTTGGGATTATTACCAACGCAAGCTAATGGTGTTGTAAAATGGTATAATGATATGGCAGCTCAACAACAACAAGATGCGGACACAACTGCTATGGGTGCTAGAGAGCAAAGCGAAACAGCTCTTAAAAAAGAGTGGGGTCAAGCATACGACCAGCAAATTAATAAAGCGGCAACTGTTGCTAAACAAGTTTTAGATGCTGATTTTTTAAATTCAAATTTAGCAGACGGAACTAAAATTGGCGACCATCCAAGTTTTATTAAAGCATTTGCAAATTTAGCAGATAAGATGGGAGAAGATACTATAACACAAGCATCTGGACCAGCTTATCAAACACCAGCTCAAATAGAAAAACAAATTGGAGAATTAACACAACAAGGTTCAGCTTATTGGGATAAAAGACATCCTAACCATGAACTAGCTGTTAAAGAAGTTTTGGCTTTACGAGAACAAAAAAATCAAGTATAGCCGAAATATATTGGGATAATCGAAAGACCCTAGTTGACACTATGAAAGTATAGGTTCCAGGAGAACTAAAATCGAGGTTTCGACCCGCAAGGATAATCAGCCGCTTAACATTAACAATAACCAACAAAGGAGAACTTATTATGAGTTCACAAATAACTACTTCTTTCGTTGAACAGTATAGCTCTAATGTTGCTATGCTTTCTCAACAAATGGGAAGTAAATTAAGAGGTTCTGTTGATGTGGAAACTGTTAGAGGTAAAAACGCATTCTTCGATCAAGTCGGAGTTACTGCTGCTCAATTAAGAACGAGCAGACATGGCGATACACCTCAAATAGACACGCCTCACAGCAGAAGAAGATTGAGCTTGGCTGACTACGAATGGGCTGATCTTGTTGACGATGTTGACAAGGTTAGAATGCTTGTAGACCCGACAAGTTCATACGCAAGAGCAGCGGCAGCAGCTATGAACAGAGCAATGGATGATGTTATTATAACAGCGTTCAACGCATCTGCGAATACTGGTGTTGCTGGTGGTACATCTACGGCTTTACCTTCAAGCCAAAAGACTGCAACTTCAGACCAATCAGATGGTTTGACGATTGCTAAACTTTTGTCTGCGAAGAAAATCCTAGATAACAACGATGTTGACCCTTCATTGAAGAGATATGTCGTTTGTGGACCACAACAGATCTCGGATCTATTAGGAACTACACAAGTAACTAGCTCTGACTATAATACAGTTAAAGCTCTTGCTGAAGGTAGTATTAATTCCTACTTAGGATTTGAGTTCATAATGTCAACAAGATTGAACAAGGATGCAACTTACACTTCTGACAGATTAGTTTTTGCATATACTGAAGATGCTATCAAGTTAGGTATCGGTAAGGATATTTCTGCAAAAATTTCTGAAAGAGCTGACAAATCCTACTCAACGCAAGTTTATTACGCAATGAGTTTGGGAGCCGTTAGAATGGAAGAGAAAAAAGTTGTTCAAATTCCTTGTCATGAAGCATAATCAATAGAATAGGAGAAAATCACAATGGGAACTAAAAACTCAGACTTAGTAGCAAATTTTGAAGCTACGCCACCAGTTCTTACAGATAGCAGCCTGTTACACGGAGTTCTTCGTGTAGCCCAAGGTACTATAGTTGTAGCAGCTGGCGATAGTGATGATGACGATATTGTTATGCTTGCACCTATACCAAGTAATGCTGTCGTTCCACAAATTTGGATCGGATCAGATACATTTGGCGGTTCATGTACTTTCAATGTTGGAATTTATCAAAGTGATGGAACAGTAGTAGACGAAGATTACTTCGCAACTGCGGTGGCTGATGCTGCTGCAATGGCTGATGTAAGACACGAAGCTGCTGACATCAATACTGCTGGAAAAGCAATGTGGGAAATGGCTGGAGCGTCTAGCGATCCTGGAGGTTACTACTACATAGCGGCTACTATGGCTGCTGCGGGTGGAACTGAAGGCGATATGTCGTTCTGCATAAACTACGTTTGTAACTAGCAAATAGAATTTTAGGCGGGGAAAGCGAGAGTGGAACCCGCCTAGGATGCATGACAAAAAAAATAGATAAACCAAAACTTGTCTTACATTTTAAAAATGGAAATCATATTTACCGATATGTTTTGGTAGACAGATTTAAAAACGATAACAAGTATCATTATGGTTTTGATACTAAAGAAGAATTAACTGAAGCTGAAATATTTGCTTTGGTAAAACCAAGAACATTAAGAAGAAAATATATAATTAAAAAGGATTAACATGGCATCAGTAGTTCAAATTTGTAATTCAGCATTAAATCAATTAGGCGCAAGTTCTATAACAGCTCTTACAGATGATAGTAAAAATGCTAGATTATGTAATGAAAGATATACAACAATTAGAGATGCAGTATTTAGAGCGCATCCTTGGAATTGTTTAATTAAAAGAGTTCAATTAGCACAAGATAGCGATACTCCAGCTTGGGGTTTTGATTATCAATATACTTTACCCGCAGATTGTTTAAGAATTTTAGGAATTAAAGATTACAATTCAGATTACAAAATTGAAGGTAGAAAATTATTAATTAGTGAAAGTGAAGTATATTTAATTTATTTAGCACAAATAACAGATGTTAATGAATTAGATGTTTTATTAAGAGAAACTATCTCTGCACATTTAGCGCAAGATATTGCTTATGCTATAACTGCCAATCTACAAGTTGCAAATTTAATGGCAGAAAAATATCAAGCTAAATTATCAGAGGCAAGACACGCAGATAGTTCTGAAGGTTATAACACTAACCCAGAATTAGCTCCAACAGATCAAATCATAACTGAAGATTTTTTAAACAGTAGATATTAAATATGGGAAAACAACTTTTAAGTATCCCTAGCTTTACCGCTGGGGAGCTTTCCTCTTCTATGGAGGGAAGAACAGATTTTGCAAAATACTTTAATGGTGCAACGAATATTGAAAACTTTGTGGTTATGCCACATGGACCAATAACAAGACGACCAGGAACTTATTTTGTATCTGAAATAAAAACATCTGCAAATAAAACAAGACTTATTCCTTTTACATTTTCAACTGAACAAACTTACATTTTAGAATTTGGCGATCAATACATTCGTTTCTTTAAAGATAACGGTCAAATTGTAGAGGCTAATAAAACTATTACTGGAATAACGCAAGCTAATCCAGCTGTAGTTACATCTAGCTCACATGGTTATAATAATGGAGATTTTGTAACTATTTCATCTGTTGTAGGAATGACAGAAGTAAATGGTAAAACTTTTAAAGTAGCAGACAAAACTACTAATACTTTTGAATTACAAGATGTTGATGGTAACGATATAAACTCTTCTGGTTATACTGCTTATTCATCCGCTGGTGTAGCTAATAGAATTTATCAAATCACAACTAACTATACGACAGCACAACTATTTGATTTAAAATTTGCACAGTCTGCTGACGTTATGTATATAACGCATCCTAGCCATGAAGCATCAAAACTATCCAGAACGGGTCATACTTCCTGGACACTTTCAGAAGTAGACTTTGGCGAAACTGGACCCTACATGGATGCCAATACTACAGCGACAACTTTAACTCCAGCATCCTCTGGAACTGGAACGGGTGTTAATATAACTGCTAGCTCAACTACAGGAATAAATGGTGGTAATGGTTGGCAAACAACAGATGTTGGAAGAATTTTAAAATTTAATAGTGGCGAGGCTGTAATTACAGCAAGAACAAATACCACAGTTGTAGTCTGCACAATTACTAAAGCATTTGCTAATACTGATGCGACAGCAGCTTTTCAACTTGGTTCTTTTTCAGATACCACGGGTCATCCATCGGTAGTTACTTTCTTTGAACAAAGATTAGTTTTTGCTGGAACATCCGATCAACCACAAACAATGTTTTTTTCAAAGTCTGGAGACTATGAGAATATGACAACTGGAACTGATGCTGACGATGCTATGGTATATACTATTGCATCCAACCAGGTTAATGCAATTAAAGCTATGAAGGCAACAAGAACTTTAATTGTAATGACAACGGGTGGAGAATATGCTGTCTCTGCTGGAACCGCATCTGCAATCACACCGACAAATATTTCAATCGTTAAACAATCTAATTATGGTTCAGCTGGAGTAGATGCCTTATCTATTGGTAACGCAACTATCTTTTTACAAAGAGCAAAAAGAAAAATGAGAGAACTTGCTTATAACTTTGACACCGATGGTTATGTTGCTCCAGATTTAACTATTCTTGCAGAACATATAACTGATAGTGGTATTACCCAAATGGATTACCAACAAGAACCATACTCAATAGTTTGGGGAACAAGAACTGACGGAATATTAGCTGGTTTAACTTATAACAGATTAGAAAATGTTGTTGCTTGGCATAGACACATTATAGGCGGTAAGTCTGACACTACAAAAAATATTATTCAACAATCAATTAGTTTCACTTCAAACTCTTCAAATGTAAATACTACAGCTAATACAATTACTATTTCATCACACGGTTTATCAACAGCTGATCCAGTTTATTATTATGCTGGCTCTAATGCTATTGGTGGATTAAATAATTCAACATTATATTATGCTATCGCAACCGATAGTAATACAATAAAACTAGCGACAACATCATCGAATGCTACCGCTGGAACGGCTATATCTTTTACTTCAGCTCCTAGTTCAGACACAACTCAATACATTTATCAAGGTGTTAATATTTCTTCTAATTTTATTTATTCAGCTTCTCATGGTTTTGTTACTGGTGATATTTTTTATTATGATAATACTGGAACAGCTATTGGTGGTTTATCTGAAAATACAAAATATTATATTGAAAAAATTGATAACAACCAATTTAAACTTTATTCAGATAAAAATTTATCTACCGTTGTTAGTTTAACTTCAGCTCACACATCAGAGCAAACTGATAATATTTTAACTAATGCTAAAGTAGAAAGTGTTGCTATAATTGATGGTGATACAGACGAAGATCAAGTTTGGGTTATAGTTCAAAGATGGATAAATGGTGCTGTAAGAAGATATGTAGAATATTTTACTCCATTTGATTTTAACAAAGATGTTACTGCATTTCATTATTTAGATAGTGGATTAAGTTATGTTGGCGATGAAACATCCACACTTACTGGATTAGATCATTTAGAAGGAGAAGTTGTGGATATTATTGGTGAAGGTGCTGCACAAACTAATAAAACAGTTTCAAGCGGCAGTATAACAATAGATAACGCAACTGAACAAGCTAAAGTTGGTTTACTGTATACATCTGATTTACAAACAATGAGATTAGATGAAGGTTATACAGAAACAACTCAAACTAAAACAAAAAGAATTTATGATTTATCTGTTAGGTTTCAAGATACCGTTGGAGCTAAAGTTGGACCCAACGCAGCAAACTTAACATCAATAGATTTTAGAGCTAGTGGATCTCCAATGAACTTACCTATTCCATTGTTTACTGGAGATAAATCTGTTGAATTTGATACAGGTTATGGCACGGAAGGTTTAGTTTACGTTCAACAACCACAGGCTCTACCAATGACTATCCTTGGTATTTATCCAAGATTGGAGACAGAGAGTGTCTAATATTAAATTTGTACCTTTTGAAAACGAACACGCACATTATATTTTAGATCAAGGTTTAAATAGTGAATTATTAGAAATGAAACCAGAGCATAGAAAATATGCTTATTATCTAAAAGAAGTTGGAATGTCGTTTACAGGGTTATTGAATAACAAACCTATAGCGGCTGGAGGGATCTTTCCCCTCTGGGATGGCTGTGCCGAGGGGTGGGTCTTGGCTACAAAAGAAATAAATAACTATCCAATAACATTTGCAAAGGTTATTAAGCAAAGAACTGACATGATGTTAAAAAATAATTTTATTAGAAGATTACAAACATCAGTTAAAGCCGATTGTTTAGTTGCGTTAAGATTTGCAAAATTTTTAGGATTGAAAGAAGAAGGTTTAATGAAGGGTTATGGACCAGATGGTTCTGACTTTTATAGATTTGCGAGGATTATAAAATGAGTTTTTTTGGAGATATATTTGCTGGTAGAGCTGAAAAAAAAGCATCTGAATATAATGCAAAGATTATAGAAAATAATAAAAAAATTAAAGAGCAAGAGGCAGTTCAGATTATGTCTGTTCATAATAATTTTACTCTTCCAAAATTTGATAAGACAGTTGAACAAATACAAGGCGAAACTAGAGTTGCGTATCTTTCTAGTGGAGCTGCCTTAGAAGGTACTGTGCTTGATACTCTTTATGCACAAGCATTAGAATTAGAAACAGATAGAGATATTTTAACTTTTAATGCAGAAAATGCAAAAGCAACAAAAGAAAATGAGGCAATTATGATGCAAGCAGACGCAGATCTTCAAAGATGGCGAGGATCAGTTGCCAAAAAAGCTAGTTACTTTGCAGCGGGTCAAAGTTTATTATCAACAGCAACATCATTAAAAACAGCGGGGATGTACTAATGGCAATAAAATTATACAAATCACAATTAGAACCAACAACTAAATCTTCAAATGTAGAAAACAAAGCATTTGCAAGTATGCAAGAGGCTGGATCTATTGGTAGAGCTTTTAAAGGTATGGTTCAATCTGGAGAAAAACTTTATATAAAACACCAAGATTATAAAACCGATAATGAAATTTTAGAAAAATCTAAAGAGGTTATGAATGGTACTGATAGTTACGAAGGTTTGAGTTCAATAGAATTAAAAGCTAAACAAATGAGCGACCCAGATAAAGCTCTTCAATACTACAATACAGAATGGCAAAAAATATTTGATAGTGTCAATGGATCTTTGTCTAACAAAATGGCGCAAAGAAAATTTAAAGATTTTATGACTAAACAAAATATTAAAGATGGTAATTCAATTAAATTATCAGCAACAAGTAAAATGATTGAAAATCTCCGTGCCAATAAATTAGATGAAATAAATACCAAAGTTAAATCTATAATTTGGGGTAATGAATTAGAAAGTAAAATAGCAACGAATGAATTAGAGGCAATATATAAAGATGCAAAAACAGTAGAAATTTTTGGTGATAAATTAGATGATATGATTAGATCTACTCAAAGAGATATTGCTTTTTATGGATATAAAAATGTACCGCTAGATCAAAGAGACAAAGCATTAGAAGAAGCAAAAAAAGATCCAAGATTACAAATAGATGATGTTCAAAAATTAATAACTTCTTTTAATGTTAAAAAAACATCCATAGATCATAAGAATAGATCTAATGTTACTACTATGGTAGAAAATGTTAAAAAAGGATTTCCTTTAAGTCAAGCTGATTATGAGAATGCTGTTAATATTGCAATCAATACAGAAGATCAAATAACTTTAAATAAATTAGAACAACTTGCAAAAGATGCAAATATTTACGCTCAGTTAGCAACCATGAGTGTTGGCGAAATTGAAAATAGAAAAAATATTTTACTTGAATTTCAAAAAACAAAGGGAGCTTTAAGTTTAGATGATACAAATAATTTAAGAATTACAACTGAATATTTATCAAAATTAACAAGTGATTTAAACAAAGATCAACTAATGACAGCCAATGAAAGAAATATTGGTGTATCTATTCAAGATATTGGATTTGAAAAATTATTAACAGGAGAATTAAAGCCAGAAGATTTTACAGAAAAAGTAAAACAAAGAATTGGAAATGCTTATGCCGTAGCAAATCATTATAAAAGGGATGTTGTTTTTTTTACTAATAATGAAAAAAAAGCAATCCAAGCAGCATATCAACAAGCAGATACACCAGATCAAATCATTAAATTAACAACGGCATTAGTTCAATCTTTTGGTATGGAAAGCGATAAGGCTTTTGCACAATTTAGTAAAGAAGATAGTTTTTTTGCACATATTGGAGGATTGGTTATGCAAACAGGCGGAGCTGGAGATAATGTTAAGTTAGCTGTTGAAGGATTTTTATTAATGCAAGGTGAAGAAAATAAAAAAATATATTCTGTTAAAAACGAAGATAGAGCAAGTGTTGTCGATGAATACAGCTCTGCTTTTTTAATGAACCGAGATACTCAAAATTCAACAATAGAGGCTGCAAATTATATTTATGCAGCTCAATTAAAAAATGCTGGTAAATCTGGTTTTGATGATTTTGACACATTTGCTTATGAGAAAGCATTTAAAATGGCAGCGGGTGCAACTTATGTAGCTGGAGTTATGGGATCTAAAAATTTTGATGCTTTTTACGGTGGCTTTGATGAACATAACGATAATAAAGTTTATATTCCAGGATGGTTACAAGAAGGTAAATTTGATGATGTTGTTAAAACATTAAAAGATCATCCAGAATTAATAGATATGGGTTCAACCAATGGTAAGGCTCCTGTTGATATTAATGGAGAACTAATAGATGTATTTGCGGGTGATGCTCCATATTTTATTAGTGTAGGTGATGGAGTTTATTTAATAGGTGTTGGTGATAATCCCAAAGATGTTACTGGTGAACCAGAGTATTTATTAAATAGTGATGGTGGATATTTCAAACTTGATCTCAATAAAATTAAAGGGGATCTACAACCTTATATACAATAATGAGTATATTTTACGATACAAAAAACACAGAAACAATACAACCATACGAAAGTTTAGCCAAAGGCAAAAGAACAGATTTTAGAGATAACTTTTCATCTGCTTGGGATGCTTTTACAAAAACTGAAATGATCTTATCTGAAATAAACAATTTAGATGAGGCTTATGGTAATATGAATGAAATATTAACTAAAGCGGGTCATTTTTTTATATCTCCAACTGATCCAAGTAATTATATGGTGGATGATACAGAAGTACCACCTTCAAGAAGATCTTTAGAAGAAGCATATTGGAAACAAATTGCTGAAGTTTCTGCACAAGATGAAAATTTAAAAAATCTTTTAGTTGAAGCTGGTTTAGATACCCAAGAAAATATGCACAAACTTATTGCAGAACAAAGTCATAGTGCTTGGGAAAATTTTGCAGATATTTCTGAAAGAGCTACAACAATGGGTAAAGTCGGTGGATTTACTGGTATAGCCTCTGGAGCATTTACAGATCCAGTAATGCTTGCAACACTACCAATATCTATGATGTATTCTGTTCCAGTTAATTTTAGTAAAGCTGCTTGGAAAGTTGCAAAAATAGAAACAGTATTAGCTGGTATTGCCGAGACTGCTATACAATTAAAATCTCAACCTTATAGAAAAGAACTTGGTTTTGAAGATGCTGGTTTAGAAACTGGATTAAAAAATATCGCAATGGTTTCTCTTGCAGCTGGTACAATTTCACCAGCTTTGTTAGGAGTATTTAAAGCATTTGGTAAAGGTATTGAGGTTGGTAAAAAACATTTATTTAAACTATCTGATGAAGAGTTAAATACTGTTTCAAAAGAAATGGGAGAAATTAATCCTAAATTTAAAGATGAAACTTTAGATAATCATAAATTACCAGAAAAAGATAATCCTTTTCCAGACAATAGAGCTGGCAGAACAGAACATAACGAAAGATTAAACGATACTTTAAAAGCAATTCAAAATGGAGAAGATGTAAATTTAGCAGCTCCTAGAAACCAAACAGTTCCAGATAATTTAGTTCCTCCAGGAAAAATTAAACCTGGAGAATTTTTTGATATTTTTGATAATGATGGAAATATTGTTAATGTTCAAGCTGTTGCAATAAGTAAAAAAACAGGAAGTATTAAAATAAAATTAGCCGATGGTTCTGAAAGAGTTATATCTATAGATCCAAAATCTTCTGCTTTTCAAAGTATTAGAAATCCTAATTATGTTATTAGATCTGCTGATTTAAATGCACAAGGTAAGACAGTTTCTCAATTAAAAAAAAAAGAATTAACACAATTAAGAAAAAAATTACAAGATAGAAAAAATCAAATGGAAACTGAAGGCACGACTAATCAAGGTGCTTATAGAGATACATTGGAAGATTTAAACTCTATAGATTTTAACATCAATAAAGCTACAAACGAAACAAACTCTCCAAATATTAATAAAGCTAATTTTAATAAAAATGAAAGTAAGTTAGCTGAAGATTTAGAAAATGTTAAAGATTTTGATGTACCAAGTGAAGCAGCTTACAGAAATCAAGCCTTAAATAATGAAGTATCTATGTTTGACACATCTACTTCTTCTTCCATTAAAAGTGGAGCCGAGGCTGGTGCTGCTGCCAAAACATCGCCAACAGTATTATCTGATAAACTCCAAGATTTAACTAAAGGATCCCAAAAAACAGACGCAACTCCAGTATCAGTTTTAGCCAAAGCTAATACTGTTCCACCACTATTTCGTGGTTCTAAAACTAATAAAGTTGGTGATAAAAGTGCCATAACTAAAAAGGTAATATATCATAAATCCGATGATTTCAATACGATCTACAATACATTATCTAAAAAAATTGAGGATGTTAAGAAAGAATTACAACCTATAGCAACAAAATATAATGGCGATTTAAAGGCAAGAGTAAAAGAGTTAAAAGAGTTAAATAAAAAAACAAATAAAGGAATAAAAGCAGAGCATATTTCTGATTATTTGGGTGCTAGAATATCAACAGATACAATATTAGAGGCTAAACTAGCAGTAGCAGAAATTAATAAAAAATATAAAATTATTGGTGGTATTGATGATTTTTTAACTGATGCTGGCAGAGCTGGTAGTGAGTATAGAGCTATTCATATCCAGGCTTTAACTAATGATGGTTTTACATTTGAAATACAAATTAGAGTAAAAGATTTAGACCCATTAACAGAACAATCTCACACTATTTATAAAAAGAAAACATGGGCGGAAAAAGAATACACAGACGCAGAATATAATAAAATTGTAAAAGAAGAGGCGGAAATAAATAAAAAATTAAAAGCTAAATATTTTGAAATAAAAGATAAAGAATTTATTAAATTAAATAGCGATGATCCTTTAGATTTTCCAATACCTATCGGTCAAAGAGTAGATGATGCTACAGGCGAAAAAGTAGCTCTAACTAAAACAGCAAGAGAATTATTTGAAGAAGAAGGCAAAACTAAAACAATGTTAGAAAGATTGAAAGATTGCGTATGAGTAGTTTTAAACAATGTATTATTAATGGTTTTAAAGAAGGTTTAATTAGTGCTGAACAAGCTGATAAATTAAATAAAAATTTAGACGAAGTTACCGAATTTTATCAATTTAGAAAAGGGTTAAGCAAATCAGAGGCGGAAAGAGCAGCTGCTAAAAAAACATACGATGAATTAAAAATAGAAGAAGCTAACAAATTAAGAATTACCTTAGCACAAAAAGCAAAGATTGATGAAATAACTACTTTATTTGCAACCTATAGAAATGCAAATGGTGAAATAGACATGGCTAATGCTTATAGATCTCTTTATGCCGTAGATCAACACGCTTTAACTCCAAATATAGAAAATCAAATTATTAATGAGGGAAATAAAGCAAATAAATTTATGGTAAATGTTTTAGAGCAAATGAGATATAAATTAGGTGGTAGGCAAACCAAACTTCAAAAAGCTACTTTAAGATTAGTGGTTAAAGAGCTAATGGGAGAAAATACTGGAAATGTAAATGCTAAACAATTAGCGGATGCCTGGAGACAAACAGCTGAACATTTAAGAAAAAGAGCCAATAGTTTTGGTATGAAAATATTATCAAGAAAAGATTGGGGATTACCACAATTACACGACACATTATTAGTTAAATCCGTTTCTAAAGAAGATTGGATTGATTTTATTTTACCTAAATTAGATTTAGATAAAATGGTTAATGAAACAACTGGTTTACCTTTTAATGATAAAACAATTAGACAAGCATTAAGTGGAGTTTATGATAATATTTCAACAGAAGGAATGGCAACCTTTAAACCAGGAACATCTGCTTATGGTAGAGCTTTACATAATAGAAGATTAGATCATAGATTTTTAGCTTTTAAAAGTGCTGACGATTGGATGGAATACCAAACAAGATTTGGTTCTCCAGATCCATTTAAAACAATGCTAGAGCATATCAACGGTATGTCGAGAGATATTGCTATGCTTAAAATACTTGGACCAAACCCAGACGCAACGCATACTTGGGCGTTAGGTATGATTAAAAAACAAATGAAAATTGATGCAGCTGCGGAGGCACAAGGTAAATTTAAAAGAAAAAAATTAAATAAATTTAGAAATGAAGAAGATAGAACTAATTGGATTATAGAAAATATAAATAATTTATACGCACACCATAAAGGAACTTTACACAAACCTATTGATGGATTTTTTGGAAGAACTTTTGCGGCTTTAAGGCAGTTATTAACTTCTGCACAATTAGGAGGTGCTGCAATTATGGCAATTACTGATTTTCATTGGTCGAGAATGACTGCTAAATTTAACGGTTTACCAGCAACTAAAGCTAATGCAACAGCCGTAAAATTACTAGCTGAAGGGATTAAAAAAGATAAAGCTCTAGCAAGAACAGCAATTAGACTTGGATTAATAACTGAAAGTTGGAATACTATTGCTGGTGTTCAAACTAGATACTTAAATGATGTAGAGGCTCCAGTTTGGTCTAAAAGAGTTTCTGATTTTGTATTAAGAGGATCTGGATTATCACACATAACTCAATCTGGTAAATGGGCGTTTGGTATGACAGTAATGGGAGAGCTTGCAGAACAAAGCGGAAAATCATTTAATAAATTAGATCCAAAATTATCAGCACAATTAAAAAAATATGGCATAGGAGCTGATGAATGGGAAATTATTAGAACAACAAAATTATATGATGCTGGTGCAGATGAACCAACAATGATTGGTAAAGGTGCTACTTTTTTAAGACCAGACGATATTCATGCTAGAGCTGATTTAGATGAGGCAACAAGAGAATTTTTAACTACAAGGTTAATGACTTATGTTACTAATGAAACTAACTTTGCTGTACCATCATCATCTGCAAAAGGTAGAGTAACTTTAGCTGGATCTTCTCAACCAGGTACACTTAAAGGCGAATTAATGAACTCTGTTTTAATGTATAAAAACTTTCCAATAACATTAGGAATGACACATTTGAATAGAGGTTTTCAACAAAAAGGATTAATGGGTAAAGCTAAATATTTAGTACCTATGATTATTGGTGGTGCTGTTATGGGTTCTTTAGCTTATGAAATAAAACAAGTTGCAGCTGGTAAAAAACCAACTTCTCCAGAAAATATGAATACTAGATATTGGATGAATGCTATGGTTTATGGTGGTGGATTAGGAATATTTGGTGATTTCTTATTTTCAGATCAAAATAGATATGGTGGATCTTTTAGTAAAACATTAGCTGGACCAGTAGCATCTTTTATTGGGGATGCTATCAATTTAACATTTGGTAATGCAGCTCAACTTTTAACTGGAGAAAAAACTAATGCTGGTAAAGAGCTTGCAGCATTTATTCAAAGATATACTCCTGGATCATCCCTTTGGTATACAAGATTAGCTTATGAAAGACTTATAATGGATACACTTGAAAAGTTAATAAATCCTAATTTTGACAAAGATAATAGAAGAAATATTAAAAAATTAAAGTCTCGAACTGGACAAGAATATTGGTGGAAACCAGGAGAAATAACACCAAATTAATTATAGACACTATGGATAAATTTTAATAAAGAGAAACATAGTGTAGGATTTTAGTGCCTACAAATCACTTTCTCACAACCTAAATATAAAAATTATGACAATATCAAGTACAACTTTGCGTAACTCATATAGTGGTAACGGATCCACGACTGAGTTTTCGTACACATTTCCGATTAATTCAACTTCAGAAATTTCTGTAATTGAAAGATCGGCTACTGGAACAGAAACAGTTAAATCAGAAGGATCTGGTTCTACTAACTATTCAATAGTTGACAATGGAGCTAGCGGTGGAACGGTAACTATGGTTACGGCTCCCGCTTTGGGAACTACTTTAGTTCTTTTAAGAAACACAACTTTAACGCAAGAAACAGATTATGTTGCAAACGATCCTTTTCCAGCTGAAACGCATGAAGACGCTTTGGATAAACTCCAAATGCAAAACCAAGAATTACAAGAAGAATTAGATAGATCATTTAAAGTTTCAAGAACAAATACTATTTCATCTGCTGAATTTACTGAAAGCGCAACAGATAGAGCTAGTAAAACTTTAGGATTTGATAGTGATGGTAATTTAACAACTGTAAGTGATTTCTTACCAGCGGGAGGCGATGCAGCGCAATTTACTTATTCAACAACAACGACAGACAGCGACCCAGGAAGTGGCTATATCCGTTTTAACAACTCAACTATTTCATCGGCAACTGCTGCATATATAGATGATAACGAGGCAAATGGAACCGATGTATCAGCTTGGTTATTATCATTTGATGATGTTTCTGCTAATCCTACAAATAGAGGAAGAATAAGAATATCTAAATCTAATACTTTAGATGTATGGCACGTTTTTAAAATATCTGGAGCCTCAACCGATGCCTCTGGTTATGTAAAATTAACTTTAACTTATATTGATGGAGCTGGAAGTTTATCAGCTGACGATAAAGTTTTTGTTTCATTTATTGCATCTGGAGAAGATGGAGTATCTCCAGGTTATTTTTATAAATTTGATACTGGTACATCTGACGCAGACCCAGGAGCGGGGGAAGTCTCCTTTAATAATGGTTCGTATGCAAGTGTAACTCAAATCTATATAGATGATGTCGACCAACACGGAGTAACAACACAAGCTGACACGATTACTTGGGATGACAGTACCGCTGGAACAAAAGGATTTATTCAATTTGTCGATATTAACGACAAGACTACTTACGCAAAATTTAAAGTAACTGGTGCTGCAACTGACGCATCTGGTTATAACAAACTAACTGTAACTCATGTTGTTTCAAATAATACATTTTCAGCAGCAGATGAGCTTTCAGTTCACTTTACCGCATCTGGTAATGATGGAGCTGTACCTGGTTATCTATATACTTTTGATAATGGAACGAGTGATGCCGACCCTGGTTCTGGTGAAATAAGATTTAATAATGGAACTTACGCATCCGCTACAGCTATATACATTGATGATGCCGATGCAAATGGTGTTACTACTCAAACCGATACGATCACTTGGGATGATAGTACCTCAACTATAAAAGGATATTTACATATAGTTGATACTGACGACCCTACGACTTATGCAAGATTTTCTATAACTGGTTCTTCAACAGATGCTAGTGGTTATAATAAATTAGCAGTTACGCATTTAGCATCTAATAATACTTTTTCTGCTGGCGATACTTTATCTGTTCACTTTACAAGACAAGGAGACAAAGGCGATACGGGGTCGACTGGTTCAACGGGGTCAACGGGTGCAAGTGGTGTAGCTGGAATTGCTATGACTTGGAGTAGCTCAACATCTGACGCTGATCCTGGTTCTGGAAAAATAGCTTTTAACCATGCAACACTTTCAAGCGTTTCAGTTTTATATGTAGACGATGCAGATGACGCATCAGCAGATATTTCTGGTTGGGTTCAATCTTGGGATGATGCAACAAATACAGTTGCAAGAGGATTTGTAAGAGTAGAAAAAGAAGGAACACCATCAACTTACGCATTATATAAAGTAAATGGTGCTGTAACTGATGCCTCTGGATATACAAAAGTTCCAGTAGCTCATGTTGTATCAAATGGATCTTTTTCAAATACAGATGGAGTAGGAGTACACTTCTCTCAATCTGGTACAGACGGATCAATGACTAGCTTTACCGTTGCTGGCTCATCTGGTTCATCACAAACAATAACTAACGGTAATACTTTAACGATAGCGGCTGGTGCGAATATTACGACTACTGGAAGTTCTACAGATACAGTTACGATAGCTTGTACTTTAGATGATCCAACAGCTCTAGCAATCGCATTAGGATAATAGGAGGATATAAATGGCAAATACTTTTAAGACAGTTACTTTTGCAGCAGAACCAGCATCGGCTGGCACACCTTATAAAATGTATACGGTTGCTGGAAGTACGACTACAGTTGTACTTGGTTTAATCCTAACTAATATTCATTCTTCAGCAGTAACAGTTGAGGTAGAATTAGTTAGTGATACAGCAAACAGAGGTGGCGCAAATAATGTAGCAAACGGAACATCATTCTTAGTGAAGGATGTAACTATTCCAGCTGGAAGTTCATTAGAACTTTTATCTGGTGGAAAAGTTGTATTAGAAGCAACAGATGAAATTAAAATAGATTGTTCTGTAGCTGATAAAGTTTCAGGCACATTGTCTATAATGGAGATAACATAAGATGGCTTTCATAGGTAAAAAACCAACAGACGCACCTTTAACTTCAAGTGATGTAGCAGATGGAATTATTACTAATGCTAAACTAGCACAAGATATAATTTCTGGAGATACTGCTCTTGCAGTTGCTCCAGCAGACACAGATGAATTTTTAGTATCTGATGCTGGAACATTAAAAAGAATAGATTACAGTTTAATTAAAGCTGCTAATTCTGACGCATTTTTAGCCATCAAAACAAGTAATCAAAGTATTAGCGATAGTACAACTACAGCATTGACTTATGATACTGAAAGATATGACACAGGAAGTAATTTTGCATCAAATGCTTATACTGTTCCTAGTGATGGTTATTATTATTTATATACAAAATTAACGATTAATGGAACACCATCTGCTGGAAGATTTGGATGTTCAATTATGCAAGGTAGCACAACTCTTGCAGATTGCCAAAATGGAAGCGGTGGAGCAGCATATAATACTATGGGTGTAAGTGTAATAGTTAATTTATCTGCTAGTGATGTAATTGATATAGATTGCAGACAAACAACTGGAAGTACGCAAGAGGTTTATGGTGCATCTTGGAACTCAACATATTTCGGTGGTTTTAAATTAAATATATAGGATAAATTATGGCAACATTAAAAACAAAAATTAAATTATATGCAGAAGCAAATAGTGTGGCTAATGTAGATTTTGATAAACAAGTTATACTTAAAGATGATGGGGATGGAGTTGTTTATATTGATAAATGGAATATTGATAGTCTTGCACAACCAACTGATGAACAACTAGCAACTTATGAAGGTTCCGCACAAACAGAAGAAAATAATAATGTTGTTATTGCTAATCGTAAATCTGAATATGGAACAACTGAACATCAAATAGAAAACATAATTGAAAATGGTTTAGAAGCAGAACAAACCAGAGTTCAAGCAATTAAAGATAAATATCCAAAGGAATAATCAATGTATATAGGAAAAGAACCAATAGTAGGAAACTTTCAAAAGTGTGATGCTATTACTGTCGTTAATGGACAAGCAGCATACACATTACAAGTAAGCTCAACAAATGTAGTTCCAGAAAGTGCAAATCACATGCTGGTTTCACTTAATGGAATTTTACAAGCACCAGTAACTTCATTTACTGTATCTGGTTCAACACTTACTTTTGCATCAAACTTAGCAACAGGTGATGTTATAGACTTTGTAATCTTGTTAGGTAATGTTCTTGATCTTGGAACTCCAAGCGATGGAACTGTAACCAATGCAAAATTAGCACAGGATATTATATCTGGAGAAACTGCTTTAACAAGTGAGCCAGCATCAACTGATGAACTACTTCTTTCGGATGCTGGTACTTTAAAGAGAATTGATTATAGTTTAATAACTAATACTCCAGCTTTTCAAGCATACCTTTCAGCAGACCAAACTGTGACAAGTGGTACAGAAACAAAAATTCAACTTAACACAGAAGATTTTGATACTGATAGTGCCTATGATAATTCTACTAACTATAGATTTACACCTCAAACTGCAGGTAAATATTTTGTTTATGCAACAGTTAGAGGAAATGCAGGTTCTTCAGCTTTAGATTTAGAAATGACAGCAATTTATAAAAATGGTTCTTCATTTATTGAAAATCAAATTGATTTTAGAGCTAATGATGCACTATTAGCAGGTATAACAGTTACCGCTTTTATTGATATGAATGGTAGTTCAGATTATTTAGAATGTTATGCAAGATGTTTAGGCGGAACAACCATAAAAGGTTCTTCAACAAGACCATCAGTATTTGGAGCATTTAAAATAACAGGAGCATAATATGGCAATTTTAAAAACAAGAGTAAAAAAATATTTAGAAGCTAACTCAAAAACTTGGGAAGCTGAACAAGATAATATTAAACTTCAAAACGATAGTGATGGTAATGGAGATTATATTCATACATGGAATGTTTCTGGTCTTGCAAAACCAACCGATGAACAATTAGCAACTTATAATTCTGCTGCTACAACAGAAGAAAATAATAATGTTATAAGATCAACTAGAAGATCAGCTTATGGCGATATTGGAGATCAGCTAGACGAAATTTATAAAGATATAGATGCTTGGAAAGCAAGAATAAAATCAATTAAAGACGCAAATCCGAAGGAGTAATCAATGGCTTTAGCTTCACTTCGTTTCACTAAAGAAATGAGAGGTAACTCATGGCAATCAAAGTAGCCAATAATCAATCCTTGACTGCGATTACAGCTTTACCAGCAGCAGTTTCTGGTGGTGCTATGACTTTATTAGAAACGCAGACTGCATCAAGTTCAGCTACAATTTCTTTTACAAGTAATATTGATAGTACCTATGATGAGTATGTGTTTAAGTTTATAGATATGCACCCAGAAGAAGATAATAAAAAATTTACTTTTCAAGTAGATACAGGAACTAACACAAATTATAATCAAACTATTACATCTACTGCTTTTTCTTCAGCTAATAGTGAGCCTGATGATTATACACTTTTAGCTTATAATGCTGCAGAAGATCAAGCACAAGGTACAGGTTTTCAACCACTAATAGTTGGCAATGGAAATGGCAATGACGAAAGTTTTTCAGGATATTTACATTTATTTAATCCCAGTAGTGCTACATATGTGAAACATTTTATATCAAGATGTCATACTTATCATTTTGAAAATATAGCATTTTCTTTATTTACATCAGGATATGTTAATACAACAACAGCTCTTACAAGAGTTCAGTTCAAAATGTCATCAGGAGATATTGATGCAGGAGTAATAAAATTATATGGCATTAGTTAAATACAACAACAATTCTATAAGTGCTATTACAGCAGCTTCTAGCTTACCTACTGGTGCTATGACTTTGATTAAAGAACAAACAGCATCTTCAAGTTCTACTATTAGCTTTGTTCATGGTACATCAGATGTAGTCTTGGATGGCACATATCCTATTTATTTATTTAAGTTTATTAATATTCATCCAGCAACAGATCAAAAAAAATTTATGTTTCAAGGCACAACAAATGGTAGTGATTTTAATACAACAATGACTACTACATGGCTTCAAACATATCATGATGAAGCAGATAGTAGTACAAATTTATCTTATATAACTGGAGAAGATCAAGCACAAGGAACAGCTTTTCAATCTCTTTGTGAAGATTTAGGTAATGATAACGATCAATGTTTTTCTGGCGAACTTTATCTTTTTTCGCCATCGTCAACTACTTACGTCAAACATTTTATGTCTGTTGGAAGTGAGGCATATTTTAGTAATTATAATAACTCAGCTAGAGTAGCTGGTTATTTCAACACAACTTCAGCTATTACTGGACTTCAGTTTAAAATGGAAAGTGGAGATGTAGATAGTGGCACTTTCAAACTCTATGGAATTAAGGATAGTTAATGAGTATTGTTAAATTAAATAATAGAGGTGTAAGATCAGCTACAGCTTTTGGAAGCATATCAGCTTTAGGAGAAATGAGGTTTATTAAAAAACAAACTGCCTCATCATCTGCAACTATATCCTTTGTTGATGGAACAAGCGATGTTGTTTTGGATAATACTTACAAGGAATACTTATTTACTTTTAATAATATACATCCATCAGCAAATAGTGTTTTAAGTTTTCAAGGAAATGCTGCTGGAGGTAGTGGTTACAATGAAACTGTAACCTGTACTCATTTTCAAAATTATCATGAAGAAGATGATGGAGGAACTGGATTTGGCTATGATACTGGAAGCGATCTAGCACAATCAACAAATTTTATACCTCTTACATCTGGATCAACAGCAATTAATAATGATGATTGTATGTGTGGAGAAATAATTTTGTTTAATCCATCATCAACTACATTCGTAAAACATTTTATAGCAAAATTTACAAATGTTAATTCAACAAGTGATCCAAATGCTAATTCAAGTTATGTTGCTGGTTATTTCAACACAACTTCAGCAATAGACGAAATACAATTTAAAATGAGTTCTGGCAACATAGACGCTGGAGATATTTGTTTATATGGAATTAATTAAGGAGAAAACATGGCAAGACATCATTTAATCAATGGAATAAAAGTACCTTTTACAAGTGCTGAAGAAACAGCTGCGGATAATGCTGAGACAGCTTGGAACAATGGTGCATACGATAGAGCTATTGCTGATCTAAGAGCTAAGAGAAATAGACTTTTAGCTGAAACAGATT